GAAAAGACGCGCACGGACTGGCAGGTGATTGATTCGGGAGATGATGACAGCACAGAAGTCGCCGAAGCGTTGAGCCAGAAGCTGGTGGAGGCCGAGCGCGTCACCATGGCAGACCGGGCTTGCTCCGACGCCTATGCCGGTCAGGTGAAATCCGGTCTCGGATGGGTTGAGGTCAACCGCAATTCGGATCCGTTCAAATATAAATACCGCGTCAATTACGTTCACCGCCGTGAGATCTGGTGGGACTGGCAGGCCAAGAAGCCCGATTTAAGCGATGCTCGTTGGCTGCTCCGCCGCAAATGGTTGGACAAAGACGAGCTGATAGCACATTTTCCTGAGCACAAAGCGCTGATCGAAATGATCGCCAATGGCTGGTCGGGAATTGACGATCATGGCATGTACAATGCGTTAGGCGCTGCAAGCCCACTGCTAAATGCGTACACAGTCGAATATCAGTCGCAACTCGACGTTGAAGACTGGTGGGACAGTGAGCGCAAGCGCGCGATGACCTACGAGGTTTATTACCGCGTGTGGGACCGTCGCGACATCATCAAGACGGAAGACGGCCAGGCGTTTTTGTTTGATCGGAAAAACCCGGCGCATGTTGCTGCGGTCGCGAATGGTCAGGTAGAGATTTATTTAGATCATCCTTACCAAAAAATGCGCATGGCGTACTTCATCGGGCCGCATCGCGTTGCCGATATGGACAGTCCGCACCCGCACAACCACTTTCCGTATGTGCCGTTTTGGGGTTTCCGCGAAGACCGCACGAGCTCACCTTACGGAATAATTCGCCGCATGATGCCGGCACAGGACGAGATTAATAATCGTCGCCGAAAACTGACGTTCCTGCTGAACAAAATCAACGTCATTAAAGACGAAGATGCGCTGCTCAATATGAGCGACGACCGCATGATGGACGAGCTTTATAAAGGCGACGGCGTTGTAAACCTCAACCCTCAGCGTGCAAACCGCGATGCCAACGCATTCCGCATCGAATACGGCTCGAATATCAGCGACCAGCAATTCCGGGTCATGCAGGAAGCGAAACAGCTTATCGAGGACACTGCTGGCATTTACGCATCGTTCCTCGGAAAAGAGTCGGGCGCTACTTCCGGTGTCGCAATTAACTCATTGGTTGAGCAGAGCAACACAACCACCGGCGAACTGAACGGGAATTATCGCTTTGCTCGACAATTGGTTGGCGAGTTGTTGCTGGCCTACATCATCGACGATATCGGCATGAAGGAAATGGAAGTCAAAGTGAAGGGCGCCGGTGTCGGTACGAAATCCAAGGTCGTGGTGCTGAACAAGCGCGAAATTCAAGACGGCCGCGTGGTGGATATTTCAAACCGCGTTGCCGTGGCAAAAACCCGTGTGATCGTCGCCGACATTACGAGCTCACCAGGCTACCGCCAGCAGGTTGCCAACAGCATGATGCAAATGGTGTCGAATATGCCGCCGCAATTCCAGCCGGCATTAATCGATATGGTCATCGAAATGCTGGATCTGCCGACCGCGAAGCGCGAAGAGCTGGTTAAACGCGTCCGGTCCCTCAATGGCCAGCAAGACCCGGAGAACATGACGCCGGAAGAACAGCAGGCCATGCAGCAAAAGCAACAGATGCAGATGCAGATTGAGGCGATGGAATTGGCGCGCATGAAACTGGAGTTGGAAAAACTCTCCGCAGACGTTCGCAACATTTCTGCAAAAGCGGCAGAGAGCGAAGTGAAAACTGCTGTCACTGCCGCCACAGGCCAGGACAAAGAGCAGGCCGACATTAAACACAAGCTCGCCCAGGTCAAAAAGCTGGTATCCGAAGTGGTCCAGATGCGCGCCAATTTGCGCGGCCAGATCGAGGGCGAGCTGAATAATCAGCCCGGGCAACAGCAGGCCAGCTGACACAACAAAACATCGCACACCCAGAACCCGCCGAGTGCGGGTTTTTTTGTGCCCGAATTTCACGTGATCCCGAGTCGTGACGGGAAAAACCTTCGCATCCATGCGGTAACTGGAAAAGAGAGTAAGCAAATGAGCACTGAGTATTTGTTTGATGAAATGCAAGTCGATGTCGATGAGGCAGAGCTGGCAAAGATTTTGGAGGAGGGCGACCCCGAAAAAATCGCAGCTTTGATGTCTGGCAAGCCACTGGAAGAAGCAAGCGCAGCACCTGAAGCCGAAGGCGATGATTTAATCGTTGAGGACGAAGAAGCCGCAGAAGTCGATGCTTCAACCGAAACCGAAAACAAACAGGGTGAAAACCGCGCAGCGCCCGGCGCAGAGGTGGACGAACCAGCAGCCCAGACCGAGGAAGAGGCCTACATCGAGAGCAAAAGCGGCGGCAATAAAATTCCCTATGCCGTTCTGGAAGCGACTCGCACAGAGAGAAATGAACTGCGCAAGCAAAACCAAGAGCTGAATGACAAGCTCGCGGAATTCCAAAATTCAAGCGCACGAGTGACGAAGGTTCTGGAGAAAAATGGAATCGATTTATCGGCACTGGAGCGCGGCGAAGTTTTGGATGACGAGCAGCTGCGCGCATTGGACGAGCTGGACCCAGTAATGGGAAAAGCTGCACGCATGACCATGGCCCTTCAGGATCAGGTCAAGCAACTCTCTGAGCAATTGCAGCAGAAAAATAGCGCACCCGCTGAAAAACCCGAAGTTGTTGCATTTAAAAACAACCCGGATTTGGTTGGCTGGTTCGAGTCTGATCCCGATCGCTGGGATATGGCGAAGCGTTATGACGAACTGTTGCAAAAAGACCCTGCATTTGAAAAAGCAACTCCCGCAGAGCGATTTGCCGAAGTGGTGAAACGGACCAAGGCGTTATTTAACGACCCCGTTACTCCCGCAACTCAAGAAACCAATACCCCAAAAACTGTGGAGCAGAAGGCTGCCGAGAAAATCGCCGCAGCTGGTAAGCGTCCGCAGGTTCCCACATCACTCACCGACGTCGGTTCAACACCTCAGACCGAAAGATCAGTGACGGACCTAATGTTAGACGAAGAGGACCCGGACAAAATTGCCGCAAAAATGGCGGTTATGTCGCGGGCACAGCTTAAGAATCTTTTGGTTGGAGTAGAGCTAGTCGGTTAATCGGAGACGATTAAATGCCTACTGTAGTCAAATCCGGTAGTCCAGCCGCCAATCGCTTTTTTAACGTTGGCCTGTTCACCGAAGTAACCAAAAACAACACCTTTACCAACACCTTGACCGACGCCGAAATTCCAAAAACCGTTGCGAAGGACAAGAAAAAAGGTGTTTCTCAAACCAGTCGCGGCGCTCCCGTTGTTCGCGTTACGGATCTCTCTAAATCGAAAGGCGAAGAAGTCACCATGGACCTGTTCCATGAACTTCGCGGCTTGCCGACGATGGGTGATCGTAAATTGGAAGGTCGTGGCGAAAGCATCACCTCCAGCCAATTTTCGCTGAAGATCAACCAAGGCCGTCACATGGTCGACAGCGGCGGCAAGATGTCGCAGCAACGCACCCTGCACGATCTGGTGATGGTGGCGAACTCTCTGCTGTCGCCTTACTACAACGCGCTGGATGATCAGTTGTCGCAGATCCATCTGGCCGGTGCTCGTGGTGATATGACGGCAGACTGGATTGTGCCAGCTGCTTCTCACCCTGAATTCGGTGAAATCACTGTAAACCCGGTAACTCCGCCAACCTACGACCGCCATTTTTACGCGGCCGATGCGACGGCTCTCACCAACCTGGAAGCGACCGACACTTTCAATCTGAAGGAAGTTGAAAAACTGAAGCTTCTGATTGATGAGATGCCGAACCCGCTGCAGCCGGTGCGATTTGAAGGCGACCAAGCCGCCGATGACGAGCCGTTTTATGTGCTCTACGTGACTCCGCGCCAGTGGTACGACTTCCGCGTCTCTACCGATGCGAATTTCGGTGCACAGGCGCTGCAGCGTATGCAGGCAGACGCTTTGACCCGCGCAAGCATGTTTAACCACCCGATTTTCAAAGGTGGCGCCGTGCTGTGGAACAACATCTTGATCAAGAAGATGGCCCGTTCTGTTCGCTTTAATGCCGGTTCCAGCGTCTTGGTATCGCAGAACAACGCCGACGCGACCGCTACTTCAGTGACAGCAGCGGTGAGAACTGAGCGCGCGATTCTGTTGGGCGCTCAGGCTCTTGCGAACGCATACGGCATGGCCGGCAGTGCGACCAAAGGTGGCTACCACTTCAGCATGAACACTGAAGAAACCGACCACGGCAACGCGAAAGAGCACTCCATCGCCTGGATGCAGGGCAAAGCGAAAATTCGATTCCGCGATAGCAATGGTCGAATCAATGACCATGGTGTTGCTGTTTTGGATACCGCTGTTTCCACCGCCGTTTAATCACCACCAACCAGTCTAGGGCGGCCATTTTAGCCGCCTTTTTTATTCTCAATTTCTCATAGGAGATCGTTATGGAAGCCAATAGCTTTCGAACTCTTCCCAAGGCTGGAGCGAATGGTGATGCCTGTAGCTTTACCAGCCAAATCGAACTCGATGCACTGGCTATTGCCGGTCGTGTTGAGTGGGCCAAATTGCCACCCGGCACAGAATTGCAGGAAGTGATTTTGATCAACGATGCGCTTGGTGCGAGCACCACGCTCACCATCGGCGAATTGTTTGATTCAACTGCCGATGGCACAACCGACGCGGATAGCCTTATGGCTGCCACCGCAAGCTCAACCGCTGGCCGCATCCAAAGTGCGTTTCAGCCGCGAACTTACCAAGTGCCAGTCACTATCACCTCAACCGTCGGTGGTGCTGCCGCAACCGGTACGGTGACCGCGATTATCAAGTACAGATATATCGGCACCGCTTAATTTCCCCGCAGCGACCTATGCCCGCCTCAGTGCGGGCTTTTTTATTGGGTGACTTATGCCACTAGAACAAACGATGAAGCTGGTCTACATAGGGCCAAAACCAAGCAAGATCGACAACGTAACGCATTCTGCTTACGTGTGGGCCGGATACGGCGATTGCCAAGAAGTGCCAGCGGATATTGGCCGCAAATTAATGCTGTTCCCCACGGTTTGGGTGACAGAAGCAAAATTCGCTGAAATACAGGCGACCGAAAAGGCTGCAAAGGCGAAAAAAGAATCCGAGAAGCCGGAGAGCGAAGACGAAGAGCCGGAAAGCAAAGGCTCCGAAGACGCCGGCCATCAAGGCAATAGCTCCTTGCAGGCTGCCGCTTCCGGCGCAGACAGAATGTCCGCGATTAAGGCCGCGATTCTGTCGCTTGAGCCGGGCAATGACGAGCATTTCAGCGCGAAAACCGGTGCCCCCTTGACCGAATCTCTCAAGAAAGTAATGGGCGATAACTCCCTGAACTTCAAAGAAGTGATGGCGGCCTGGAATGAAATGAAAGCCGGAGCCAAAAAATAATGGGCGCCCGCGTCGAATCCCTCACCGGAAGAATTGCCGCGAGTCTTCGCGATGCAAATCAAGATTCGTGGCCACTGCCCGCAATCCACGATGCAATTCTTGAAGGCGAGCGCGTGATTGTGATTTTCCGTCCGGACGCTACGGCAACTGACCGGGAATTTACGTGCGTTGCAGGGATTCGGCAGAGCATTGCCGGTTTAACCGCTCCAATTCCTCACCGATTGCTTGCAGTGAAATACAACGTCGGCGCGAACAGTGCGCCAGGTCGTAGCGTGCGCAGAGTAGGTGAGGGAGATCTTGATGCAATTCGTCCTGACTGGCGGAGTGAAACCGCAGGCACCGCCATTCGTGAATTTATGCACGATCCGCGCGAGCCAATGCTGTTCTACACATCGCCACCGGTTCAGGCGGGAACGAAATGCCAGATCAGCTATAGCGCGTTGCCAACCCCATATGGCGCGGTGGGCGCGAATACGGAAACCACCGTGTCGGATCTGTACGAGCCGATGCTCGTTGAGTGGGCGCTATATCGTTTATTTGGCCACGATGTCGAAAACTCCGTGAACGTCTCACGCAGTCAGGCGCGACTCGCCACTTTTCAGTCAATGATGGGAATAAAGCTTGATGCTGAAACCTTGATGGGCCTGAAAAACATGGAGCATAGAAAATAATGCCCGGCCAATCTCACCCGCGCACCGAAGATATCGAGTTGGTTAAAAACGATGTGCGGATTGAGTGTTTGTCCGCGCCTGAATTGCTGATCGAACACAACATTCAGCGAACGATTATTGATTTCTGTGAGCGCTCGCAGATTTGGCAAGAGGATGTCGGGCCGATTCAAGTTATCGCCGGCATCGACACTTACGAGATTACCGCTTCGCGCACCGAGCGCGTTGTGCAGGTCAAGAATGTTTACGCTGAAAACGATAGCGGCGACCTGGTTGAATTTGATTATGGCCAAGGGCTCTCTTCATGGTCCTGGTATCACGACAGTCCCTACAACATCACCGTTGCACCACTGGAATATTTGGAAGGCCGCCAGCTGATTGTCGTTTCCGCACTGACGCCCCAGCTTTACAACGGACAATTTAAGTTTTCTCGCTTACTTACGGATGAATATTTCGACGCAATAGCCACTGGCGCTAAGTCGCGCATTCTCGCCATTCCC